AATACCATTACTAATAAAAAGAAGATGTTATCCGTTCCATTTGGGGAAGATCCTTATGGTATGGTTGCCCATTATTTACAAAGCGATGAAGGTCTTGACTCTCTAAAGATGTTAGAATCATCTTTAGTTTAGTAAATATCTCGGTTTTTTGTTTGATTAAATAAGAAAGAAGGGGGCACTAATTGTGTCCTCTTTTTTTTATGTATATTTGTAAAAAAAGAACTAATGATAAATGGAGTAAGAAATAGTGTATTATCCGTTCTTAATAAGAACAATTATGGATATATATCTCCTTCTGATTTCAATCTGTTTGCAACTAATTCACAGATGGAGATTTATGAAGAGTATTTTAGTAGTTATAACAAGGTTATAAATGCTGAAAATGCTCGTGCATCAGGGGTGGATTATGCTGATATTGAACAACCGATTGCAGAGGTTTTAGAATATTTTTTAAGAACAGATTATTTATCTAAAATTTCTGCTAATAAATTCTCAATGCCCACATTAACAACTACAGGATATGATACTTATATGTTGTTAGATGTTAAATGCAAGCCTGTTATTCTTAAAACAGGTACAAATACAAGTGTAGTTTCTTTACAATTAGTTGATTCAACTGCATTATTTACTACATATGGTATTGCTGCAGGAGATGTTGTAACTAATTTAACTACAGGTTTAGTATCTACAGTGGTGTCTGTATTAAGTAATACAGCGTTATTATTAGATTCAAATATATTTTTAGCAGTAGGAAATGCTTATACCATTATTTCTGCTGCTACTGTTGTTCAGGCTGAAAAGGTAATTAACAATAAACTTTCTTTATTAGTAAATTCTAATTTAACTAAACCAACAGTTGAGTTCCCTGTTTATGCATTGCAAGGTACAGAGTTAACTTTTTATCCTGTTACAATAAGCAATAAAGGTCAAGTAGAAGCAACTTATTTTAGGTATCCTAAAGTACCAAAATGGACATATATTACTTTGGCAAATGGTGAACCTGTTTTTGATCAATCGCAACCCGATTATCAAGATTTTGAGTTACCTGCTGAAGATGAGTATAAGTTAGTAACTAAAATACTTGAGTATTGTGGTATGTCAATTAGAGAAACAGAAGTTACTCAATTCGGTATGGCACAACAACAACACGAACAGCCTACATTTAGTATGCAACAATAAAAATTTAAAAGATGGCATATATATCACAATATGAATATTATGAGAATGGTGGCGTAGTACCTGAAGATAAAAATTGGGGTTCATATCAATACGTTAGTTTAACAGATGTTGTCAACAACTTTTTATTAATGTATTCAGGGAACCACTCATTAGTAAATAATGAGGAGCGTTTTAAGGTATTGTTCCACGCAAAGCGTGCTATTCAAGAATTAAATTACGATGCTTTTAAGGAGATAAAGATATTAGAGTTAACGGTTCCTGACAATTTAAGATTCATATTACCTTCCGACTATGTCAATTGGGTGCGTGTATCTTTATATAAGAATGGTTGGTTACGTCCATTATCTGAGAACATTCAAACCCTTTCATCTAAAGCTTACCTTCAAGACAATACAGGTAGAATTTTATTTGACCAATATGGAAATGCATTAAGTCCTCAGTACTCTGAGATAGATTATGATAGATTAACGCATATAAAGAAAAGTATATATTTAAATCAAGGAAGTCAATTTAATGGACAATTAGGTTGGAACTATGATGGAATGTGGTATTTTGATTACAACATTGGCACAGCATATGGTTTAAATACAGAGACTGCAAACTTTAACCCTACATTTAATATTGAAAGAAAGACAGGGGTTATTAACTTTGATTCGTCAATGTCAGGTGAATCTTGTATACTTGAATATGTATCTGATGGTATGGAACAAGGGGATAACTCTTTGATTACTGTTAATAAGTTATTTGAGGCATATATATATGCGTCTATTAAATATGAGATATTGAATTCTAAATTAGGAGTTCAAGAATATATTGTTTCTCGTGCTCGTAAAGAAAAAAGTGCTTTACTTAGAAATGCAAAAATAAGAATTAGTAATATCCATCCCGGTAGACTCTTAATGAATATGAGAGGAATGGACAAGCAAATAAAATAAAATGGCAAATTTTACAAGAAACTTTATAGCAGGAAGAATGAATAAGGTTGTTGATCAACGTCTTCTTCCTGAAGGTGAATATGTCGATGCTATGAATATCAGAATGGGTTCTACCGAAAATTCTGAAGTTGGTGTAATTGAAAATACAAAAGGCAATTTACCTCTTACATCATTGACATATATAGATGGTACGCCATTAAGTGCAACTGCAAGATGTATTGGTGCTATTGAAGATAGTGCAAATGAAACTATATATTGGTTTGTTCACGATAATGATTTTGGTATTGGAGCTACAGGGAAACTTGATTTAATTGTTTCTTTTAATATATTTACAAACATATTAACGTATCACGTTATTAGTATTAATGATGGAAGTAATTTAAATACAACTTTAAATTTTAATCCAAGTTATCTTATTACAGGAGTTAATATTATTAATGGATTATTATTTTTTACAGATGATTACAATGCTCCTAGATTTATAAATGTAGGCAGGAACTATCCTAATCCTATTAGCAATATAGACCAAATTAGTGCGGAATCTTTACTTGTTATTAAAAAACCACCTACAGAGTCTCCTACTATTCAACCTATTGTAACAAGTGGTCAAGAGAATTATTTAGATACAAGGTTTATTTGTTTTGCTTATAGGTATTTATATATTGATGGAGAATACAGTGCTACATCACAATGGTCTCAACCTGCATTTGTTCCTAATCCTTTTAGTTTTAGTACAGATAATTTTCTAAATGAGGGGATGACTAATTTTTGCAATTCTGTTATAGTAACTTATAACTCAGGTGGTCCACTTGTAGTTGGTATGGATTTATTATTTAAACAATCCAATAATAATATTATTAAAGTTATTGAGAAATTAAATAAAAAAAACTTAGGATTAGCCAATGATACAGATTATCAATATACATTTACAAATAGCAAAATTTTTACCATATTAGCTGAAAGTGAATTATTGAGATTGTATGACAATGTGCCTAGATATGCTAAAGCTCAAACAATTATGGGCAATAGATTAATGTATGGTAATTATGTAGAAGGTTACAATCTAGTTGATGAATTTGGATCTCCTATTAAATTTGAATATACAACCGAATTAGTTTCTCTTCCTATAGGTAATTCAGAGATTGTAGATTCAGTAATTTCAAGTAATTATAATATAGATGGAGCTGTTACTGTTGCAGATTCTGCAGTTACATTTGACTTATCGGGTCAAAATTTAGTAGCAGGTTCTGCTTTTAATATAGATATAACTATAGATCATTCTCAATTTACGGGAGATACACCATTTCCTGTTGAAGTTACAGACTCAATTGTTTTAAATTTTGGATTCTTTTTATCTACAACATATAATTCAGTATATGAATTAGCTACAAGTATAGAGTTTCAGAATGCAATAGGCACTGCTGCAAACATACAAACAGTACCTAATGCTTGTTTAGGAACAACATTTACTGATTCTGTAAACTGTTTACTTCCAAATAATTTAGACGCATATATAAAAGTTGCAAGTGGTATTAGTGCAGTTGGTCAACCTATTACAATTATAACAAGTCCGGGAAGCAATGTGATAGGGCTTCAGTTTATTGCAATGAAATATGTAGATAATGTTACTACTCCAACTCAAACTTTTTATGAATATTATAGAGTATTATACTCAAATGCTACTTTTCAAGAAATAGCTACTCCACAAAGTTTGCATAGCAATCGTGATTATGAGATTGGTATAGTGTATATGGATGAGTTTAATAGAGCAACAACTGCTTTAGTTAGTCCAAACAATACTGAACACGTTCCTTGTGGATTTTCAGCTAATAAAAATTCTATACAAGTAACAATACCACCTACTCAATTACCTCCTGCTTGGGCAAAGAGATATAAGTTTGTTATCAAACCTGACGAAGAGAATTATGAGACAATTTATTGTAGCATATATTTTCAAGACCCATTAACTAATGAGGCTTATTTATTGTTAGCAGGAGAGAATGCAAGAAAAGTTGAAAAAGGAGATAGACTTATTGTAAAAGCAGATTCAAATGGAGCAACTGCAAGTTGTGTCTATACAACTGTTTTAGATAAAACTGTAGAATCATCAAATTTTATTGAAATACCAAGTGAGTTAGATCCTACTGTTTTTATACCAATTCCTGCAGGTGTTTATATGAAAGTTAATCCAAATAGTTTTACTATTGTTCAGGATGAACTAGCCCTTATTGCTCCGGGAAAAAGGCACGAAAGAGCTGCTGCTGCAGGTTTAATAGGTCCGGGAACATTTCCTATTTTATACTACCCAATGAATTATTATGATACAGTAACATCTGCTTGGGTAGATTATTCTGTACCTTCAGGAAGTAGAGTTATTTTAAGTATTAAGCAAAATCGTGGAGGAGTAGGATGTTCTTGTGAACAAAGATCAAGTACATTAGAGAAAACAATAACAGTTTCTAACAATTATGACAATATGTATGATTGGTGGGTGGGAGATGATATTGAACAAATTTTAAAAGATTGCATAGTAACTGCAGCTTGTGGGGAGACTGTTCCTGAAAATGAGTTTATTAATACAATTACAAATGTTGCAGGAGATATACCAACCGATCTTGTAACCAATTATTATAGATTTTATAGAAATACATCGACTAATCAATTACAATTGATGATTACCGGAACAAGAAGTTGTACGGGTGTAGGATATCCAAATAATCGCTCTTCTGATGTTGATGCAAATATTACAGTATTTCGTGCTGAAAACAATTTAATATTTGAAACAGAACCATCTGATGCTTTACCTGATGTGTTTTTTGAAAATGAAATGTCATTTGCTATTACAAATGGTAATCATATGGGTAATATCCAAAACCAAAATATAGGTACGGGTACACCTGCAATTGTTGACACTAAGTTTTTCAATTGTTTTGCATTTGGCAATGGAGCAGAAAGTTATAAGATTCGTGACTCAATTGTAGGAAGGTCTTTTAATTTTGGTAATAGAGTTACAAGTGTATCAGAACAAGATTACAAAGCAACTGACAGATTCTCAGACATTACTTATAGTGGTGTATATAATGCAGAGTCAAACATAAATAAGCTAAATGAATTTAATTTAGGATTATTAAACTACAAAAATTTAGAAACATCGTTTGGAGATATATTTGTAATGGATGGAAGACAAACAGATGTTCTTGTTTTACAAGAAGATAAAATATCATATGTATTAACAGGTAAAAATTTATTATCTGATTCTACAGGTGGTGGTGCAGTAACCTCAGTTCCTGAAGTATTAGGAACCCAAATTGCTCGTACTGAGAAATATGGAGTTAGTTTTAACCCTGAGAGTTATATTCAGTGGGGATACGACAGATTTTTTACAGATGTAAAGCGTGGTGTAGTTCTTCAATTAAGAGGCGATTCTGTTTCAAATGACCAATTAAAAGTCATATCTGAAATGAATATGCGCACTTGGTTTAGAGATACTTTCAACAATTCATTTAGTACTCAAAAATTAGGTGGGTTTGATCCATATATGAATGAGTATGTTTTGTCAACCAATGACATACAATTACCATCCAACCCTCAGTGTATAAACTGTGGTATTTCTCAAGTATTTAATTTATCAACAGTAGCAGGAGAGGTAAAACAAATGGTATACTGTGTTGATTTAGGTCCTACGATAGGATTAACTGACATTACATATGAAGTTATAGCTATATCAGTAGGAGGCGAATTTGAAATAATTGTTGATTATAATGGAACCATTGGTACTACAGGATTGGTAAATACTTCAGGCACGTTAACATTTAATAAAGACACTGTTTCAGTAGAAACTGCAACTATTACAATAAATTACACAGGAGATATTACATTAAATGTTCTTGCTGATTGTTGTAATGCTGAGTCTTTAAACATAGTACAAATTGTTTTGACAAGTGATTATAATTCAGGAGATACCATTCACACTCAATATAGATTTAATAGTGGAGCATTTGTTTCTCCATTGCAATCAAGTTTTGTAATTTTTGCTGACGGGACTACCAATCCTCTTGTATCAAGATACAATGTAACTACAGATTTTGTTGGTACAGGAGGGTTCCCTCCTGCAGGAAGTACAATGAGTTTAATTTCAAATCAATTTGCAACTGATACATTTGTATTTGATGCAGCTAATGACAAGTTTAAATACTTTGTTTCAGATACTTTATATGCAAATACTACTGTTGATATAAATACTTTACTAGGTTTAGCAACAACTGCAACACCTAACTTAGGTAGTGGTTCATATAATTATGCAGATTTTACTGTTCCAATTCTAGAAGATTATTTATATTTGATATGGGATTTCAGAGAATCAGTTCCTGTTACACTTTGTTACTCAAATATAGATTTATTTGACGTTTGTTGTAACTGCGGAGTAGCACCTTAAAAAAAACATATGGCAACAAGTTCATCATATTACATAAATGCACCCTCTCTTGGGTCAGCAACTGCTGTATTTACAGATAGTGCATTATTAATTTGTGCTACTGACGGATTCTATTCAGATGGCGTTATATCAAGAGAGCAGGTAAGTTGTGTCTTATTGCCACAACAAACTTGTCCATCTTGTGCTACACCTTGTGGTGTAAATATATCTGCAAGTGGTACTCAGGGTATATATTTATTAAATTTAGATACAGGAACTGCAGTAGGTGATGTTGGTGCAGTTATAGTTAGATTTGACCCTTTTAGTGTGCCTGATGGTATTAGAGGAACACTTGGAGCAAATGTGTATAACAAGTTAACATCATCTGTAGACGGGTTACACGAGAGTACAAATGCAGGATCGTTTACATATGTGGGATCAACAGGTGGTGATTGTGGAATATCAGGAACAACTTACCCTGCATTAATTGAATATTTATATGATGGTACGGCATTTTATGCAACAGGCAATACTCAAAGTGTAACTGTTGCACCGGGTGATGTGTCTTTAGGAGCTTTTGCTCCCGGTAATTGTTTAATGGTTATACCAAAACTTACATCTTCTCCTTCAATAATTAATTTTGAGATAGTTGGTCCTTGTTCAGGAACAGCGTGGGATATGTCAGTAGCTTGTCCTGTATTACTTACAGGGTTTAGTTCAAGTGTAATGGCTGCAAGTTCAGCAGCAGTATGTTTACTATCTGAAACAGTTACTTATTATAATGCATCATTACCAAACACTCCGGGTATTGTTGGGTTGTATGATTTTGTGTATTCAGATGCTTATGGGTCTACACAGTTACCTGCAGGATTTTATCTTGCAACAGGGTCAATAATAGGTGGTAATGATTGGTTTGAGGTAGATGCCGATGGAGTTGTAATTAGTTTAGGTACTTGTGTACCACCACCCCCTGTAACGTATAACTGTATCTCAGGCGTTTGTACTGATCCCGGTGATGGAACGGGCACATTTGCTACACTAGGTGCTTGTCAGGCTGCTTGTTTTCCTGTAACATATAATTGTGTCTCAGGTGTTTGCACTGATCCGGGTGACGGAACAGGTACATATGCCACATTGGGTGCGTGTCAAGCTGCGTGTCCTGCTGCAACTAATGTTATTATGGAAGTTTGGAATAATGTTGGAGGAATTTGTCAATATCAAGTAGGTATGGATTTTGTAGTTGTACCGGGTAATACGCCTGCTTTTGGTCAGTATTATGCTTCAGGTATTCCTGATGTTTTTTATGTACCAACAGGATATACAAGTACATCATCATCTACTCCTTTTACTTTTGTTGGTGGTTCTATAGGATGTCCATAATAATAGAATAATAATAAAATAAAAAAAAATGGCAAATTATACATTGACATATAGCGATATGGTTTCAGGATGGGTATCTTTTTACTCATACTACCCTGATTGGATGATTGGGATGAATAATTATTTCTATACTTTTAAAGGAGGCAACCTATATAGGCACAATGTAAATGCTTCTAGGAATACATTTTATGGACAATTTAGTCCTACTACATTACAAAGTGTATTGAATACAGCTCCTTTGGAGAATAAATTATTTAAAACCATTAATCTTCAAGGAGATGCAAGTTGGTCCGCAGCGTTAGAAACAGACCTGCAATATTCAGGATTTATTCAAGCTTCTTGGTTTGAGAAAAAAGAAGCCTCTTATTTTGCATTTATAAGAAACAATTCACTAGGTGAACTTGCTCTTAGAAGTGTAAATGGTATAGGAAGAAGTTATCAAGTTACAGGAAGTGGGTCAGCAGTAATTGTTAAATTTTCAGTTTCTCCATTAATTGCTATAGGAAGTATAATAAGTGTGGGAGATATATTATATTTTTCACTGCCTCCTTATACTGTTCCTGTTTTAGCAGGAAAAGTTACAGCTATTACGGTTGACTTTCCAAATGGTATAAACCAATTAACTATTGATACTACTATTCCGGGAACTACTCCAATACCTATACAGGATGCATTTTTCTTATATATAAAAAATTCAGTAGCTGAGTCTCACGGGGTGTTAGGACATTATTGTACATTTAGTATTGAGAACACATCTAGTGCTAAAATTGAGTTATTTGCAGTTCAGTCAGAAGTAATGAAAAGTTTTCCTTAAATTTGTGACAATATGGAGTTATATATACGAGAACTGAACGAAAATGATTATGATGAGATTCTTGTAGGATGGTGG